GCTATCTGCGGGTCATTCTCAAAGGCCGCACTACGCTCTTCTGCGGACATACCCGCCGTTCGCTGGCGAAAGTCATTCAGTAGCGGATGCTCGTTTATCGACTCATTCCGAGCGAAATTGGGGACAGGCCGAACTTGGGGACGGTGGAGGTTGAACCTGTCACCACGGGCAGGCCTCTGCAGGTTCGCCCTATCACCCCGCTGCTGCATCAGATCCCGTGTCAGTCGCTGGCGGTCGTTAGGGGCGAAGGTGGCCTGCTTGACCTGAGCATTACCACCAGGATGCCTCAGGCGATTCCTGTCGCTCTGTCTGGGCCGCTGGAGATTAGCCCTGTCATTAGGAGGCGCCGCAGGCCTTCTGAGTCTGCTTCTGTCGCTGCTTATCGCTGCCATAGCTATACCGTTACCGCGTCTGTGCCGAAGCGGATGACCAGTTCATCACCCCTGTTACGTATCGGCGGGGACCTGCGGTTCCCCTGTTGACTGCCGTTCTGTTCAAAGGCCGATTCCAAGGCCCTGCTCATACGCTGGGACTCTCTGTCCGCCTGCTCTATGTCGCCCTCCTCTTCCAGATATAAGGAGGTAGCGTGGTGGGTGATGACGTTCTCTACCACACGAGGGATACCCAAGGCCCTCAGTTCGGTGCCGTCGTTGGCGCTGGTCCACTCGTCGATGTCAGCGAGATACCTGACACGTATGGACGTAGTAGAGTTGGCGGGGGTACGCCACAGGCTGATGACATATTCCCCCGTAGAGCCCGTGTCGATACCTCCGAGGTATACGGCCTCTATCGTCCCCGAGTCGTCCTGGTCCGGGTCTATCTGGTCATACATATCCGTGCCGATGATGTCCAGCGGACGGTTGTTCGTCACGTCCGTGAAGCTGAAGAAGCCAGTAACGTTAGTAGTAAAGGGGGTGTAGTCTCTTGTCCCCGACACCGTAGTAAACGTCGTAGTCTGGTCTAGCCACCACCAGTTGGCTAAGGGCTTGACCTCCGCCAGAGAGAAAGACAGATACCCTCTAGCAAAGTCCCTATGCTCTGTGGTGTCTACGTCCAGACCTACGCGCCGTATGACCAGGTCCATAGCCTCACTGAGTAACATCTATGCCTCCTGTAGACCCCCACCATCAGATACGAGAGCGACCTCACTCAAGCCTTCCGTATTCGCCGGCAGTTGCGCGTTGAGAGAGTCTTCCGCGACGATGTCGAAGCGCACCTTACCGTCCAGCTTCTGACCGGTGATCGCTTTGTCGAGCCACTCCTTGTACCTCATCGACTTGATCGGATTACCATGACGGTCCTTCAGCGCCCCCTCATGCATCAACGCCCCCTCTGGCGTGTTGACGTCGTCAACGTGGTTGGTACAACGTCCCGAAGGCGCTACATACATAGGGATATAACCCGGAGGCTTGGGGCAGAAGTCGTTGCCGTGACGTACCTCTACACCACCATAGACCTTCAGCGCCGCCTCATCGTCGTAGTTGCGTACCCACTCACCCAGCGGCAGTCCCGGCAGGGGCGGGAGACCGATGGCCTTTCTCACCTCTGGATCCTGGAGTTGCTTCAGAAAGGCGTCCTTCTCCTCATCACCTGTCGTAGGTGTCTTGTCCTCCTCCAAAGGCTCCGGTATAGACTCCTGAAGCTCTTTGACCGCCTGGGGGTCTACCTCACCCTTCTGTGCACCCTTCGCCTGACCCATAGCGTCAAAGTTGGGATCCTTCTCTATCGTCGTATTCTTAGCCATCATATCTCCTAGGGTTTAATGATCCGGGCAAGACGTATGCCCTTAAACTGCTCTCGCCACGTAAGGGCCATGCCCGCCACCTTAGCCCACTGCCGCAAGTCAGGGAAGTCACAGTCCCTGACACGCTTTCTCGTTCCGTTGTTCAAGAGGGTAGCCACCAGCATCTGCCCGCCGCCCCTGAGGTGTTCTGACGCCTTGCTGACGATCTCCTGAGGGTCGCGCACATGCTCCAGCAACTCACCACACAAGACGTAGTCAAAGCGTTCTTCCGAGGAGAAGTCTTCCACCAGACAGTGGTGCATCTCCATGCGCTCGATCATGTCCGCCGGTACACGGGTAGCCTCGGCCTCGAAGACGTCGATACACTCCCTCGCCGGCTCTATGCCCACCACCCTGTGTTCTCTGTAGGAATACCATAATAGGTTGCCGCCCGTAGAAGCCCCCATATCGAGTATGGAGGTGTAGGGCTTTATGCCGAAGATCTCCCAGTAGTAGCGATGACCTACCCACTGGTTGCGAGGCAAAGAGGCCTGGTGGTCCACGAAGTCCTGGTAGGCCTCTTTGGTGAAGAGATGATCCATGAAGTGTCGGGAAGAGGCGTCCCCCTTCCCGACCTCCTTTAGTTGTCCTTACCGTCAGAGACGGAGGGACGGTGCATCTCTACATCCGCGATGCCGCCAGAGACGGCGCTGGCACCTTTCATGCCCTGGATGTAGTCGCCAGCCACGTCGGCATCATCAATAGAGCCGGCGGTAGCCGTCAGGTAGCAGTCGGCATTGTCAGCGAAGCCGGTGAGCGCGAGCGCCACACCCTTACCGCTGATCTGATACCAACCGTTCTCCGATGCCACCGTAGCCGCCATGGCCGTAGCGATAGGACCTACGTCGTCGGCGACAGCCAACTTCGTAGACCAGTCGTCGGCGTTGTATACGACCACCTCACCGACCGCCGTTGAGGCCAGCCCCTGGAGGTAGATGAACTCGCCTACACCGCGATCATCGGAACCAACGTCTACCGCCAGAGCGATCATCCCCAGAGGGGCCTCTTTGTCGGTAGAGTTCTCGTTGATATCCTGATCACAGGTATAAGCACCTATGAACTGATAGTCTCCTGCCATGATCAATCACCTTAGTTCCTTTCTACCTCTATGGGCAGAGTTAAGGGGTCCATTGGCTTGGTCCCCGAAAGGTTCCTACGCGCCTGTAAGAGCGGTAGAGACAGCCAGCCTACGCCGGTTGTCGGTGGTCTGCTGTACCCCGGCGACCTTGTAAGCCAACTGCGCCAACTGGCCGTTTGACTGCAGAGTCACGAAGGGTGTGGTGGTGAAGTTAGCCTGACGCAGCACATTGAGCTTCAGGTGCCTCTTGTCGATGTAGTAGCAATGCAAGGCCGCCACGTCGTTGTCAGCGATGAGGGTACTATCATAAAAGGGCGGGTTCATCTGTCCGCCGATACCACGGGCATTCTGTGTCGTGGTACGAGCGTAGCCCTGTGACGACAGCGCCTCCCGGTAAGCCCGGACGATGCTGTAGGTGGTGACGATGTGAGAGACACGGCCACCCTGGATACGTACCAGGTCGATGACGTCGTTCCAGTGGTCGATACCGTTGAAGATGTTGGTAACGGTCTGGGTGGTAAACGTCACGGCGCTGGTAGACCGCTGGCATTCCCAGGCGGTGGTGGTAGCGGAGTTGATGCCTCCGATAGTAGCCCCCGCCGCGTCGGCCATGAGGTCCTGCGTCCCCAGCATCGTCTTGCCGGCCTGTGCACCCAGCGCGTCTTCGTTGATCGCCTTGACCAGCGAAGAGGTAGCATTGGTGTCCAGATACGACAGTTCGTCAAAGACCTGCTCCGGTCCTGAGTTCTCCCAGTCTTCCGTGTCCGAGAGGATAATCGGTACCGCGTAGTAACGCCGCTTGTAGTGGGCGCTCTCCACGGGGTCTATCGGGCTCTTCGGCAACACATCGTAGGTGTCAAAGGCTGTGGCCGATCCACCGCTGGTGGCGACGCGAGTACTTATCTCTTTGCCGCCACGGTCGGTCATCTTCAGTCCGGCCTGTCGGAGGAGGTCTGTATAAGCATACTCCTCAAAGAAACCGTCCTGTACTTCAGGTCGTATTGTCCGCCTTGTCGCGGACCACCTGGTATTCCATACTTCTGAGGTTGTCTGTGGCATGGTTATGCTCCGCTATTTAGTTACATGGTTTCAGCGATAGCTGAGATCGCCTCTTGCGGAGACAAGGACCCTTCCTGGGGCGTCTGTGCTGTGTTGCTCTGCGTCCTGACCTTCTTCTTCGCCGCCTTGCGGTGGCCGTTCTGCTTGGTCACCGCCTCCTCCTGAGCCTTCGCCGGCAGGCCATGAGCCATGGCGACAATCTCTGGGATGGTGTAGGGTTTTTGGGTCAACGGGTTGGGCTTACCCCACAACGCCCGTATATGGTCCCCAGCGGCATCGGTCTTCTCCGCACCGTAAGCCTCGTCCGAAGCCTTCAACTCCTCGTTGATAGCCTTAGACTGGGCCTCTGTCTGTGCGGCGGTCATCTGCTGTGTAGACGCCTGTGTCTGCTCTACGACAGGCTGGAGGGTAGCCACAGCCCATTTCAGTTGCTGCAGTTCCGCCTTAAGCGTCGTGTTCTCCTGCTGTACCCCTTGAATGACGGAGAGGCCTATGCGGTCCTCTTGTGTCAGGTCAGGGTTCTGTAGAGCGCGGCCTATAAGGTCATCCGATTCGGGCTTCAGCGCCGTAATGAGTTCCTTCTGTTGGTTCAGTTGCTCCTGCATCTGAGCCTGAGAAGTCTCAATACGCTGCTGATACTCCGCCTCCAACTGACGACGCTGGTCGGCCAGGTCCTGTGTCTTCCGTGTGTAGTCTGCTAACCGTAGACCCCCTTCTGGGCTGTCGGCAGAGTTGGGGTCAACTGTCTCTGTGCTTTCTGGCTGTTCTCCGTCGTCCGAAGAGACCTCGCTCTGGTTGTCCTCTGCCTCAAAGTCCGGGTTAGCGAACTCACTGACAGGGGCCTCGGCAGGCTGTTCCTCAGTGGCGGGAGAATCCGTCAGCAATCCTTCTGACATGATCTATTCTCCAAATGGGCTATAGGTTTCCATCATGGGCCTGTTGATAGACCCCTCGTGTGTCCTGCTCATATCTACGTCGCTACGGGCGTACATCTTCTGTCTCAGTTCCTCCACCGTGTCCGCCTCGATGACCTCTACGTTTGGATCGCGCTCTGTCCGTGGCGCGTTCTCTCTGTTGTAGATGTCTTCCTCTATCTCTTCTTTGGTCTCTGGCGGCAACTCCACCCACCCCCGCTCCTTCAGCAGTTGCTGCTTGTGTTCGTAGGACTCTATGACCATACCGAACTGAGGGTCAAACTCACCATACTTACGGCCCGAATGAGAGCGGTGGATCTGGTTGCCCTTCGTACTAGCCCACGTAGCCTCACCACCACAACTGCAGGTAGTAGAAGTAGGTCTGGGTGGTTCGTAGAGATGGTCGAAGACCTTAGCGCAGGTACCGCACTCGAACGTCCATGTAGCAATCACGACAGGGTAGCCTTTAGGGCGCCTATCTGTGCCGCCGTCAGGATGTAGACCGTAGTGTCGGACTGGTTGGCCTCTCTTGCGCCCTCGAGAATGGCTAGACCAGGATGCACAACCTTTGCGGGTGCTTCCTCAACTATTGCGGGTTTATCCTCAACCTTTGCGGCCTTCTTCTTCGCTGGGGCCTTTTTGGCCGGTGCCTTCTTTCTAAGCATTATTGTCCTCCTATATCCGCTACGTCGTTCTGTACTTCCTGCGACAGTAGTTGAGCGTTCTGGTTGACACGACTGTTAAGGCCCAGGATCGGTGCGGAGACCTCGTTGGGACTCGTAGCACCCGATATAGCCGCCTGCTTCTCCGCCTCATGAGCGGCCATGTGCTGCTGGAACAACTGGTCGATACCCTGTACCCACTGCTGAGAGTCTAATGACCCCTGTTGAGCGGCCTGGAACTGAGCTACGTAGGTAGGATCTTCCTGATACTGGGGATGACCCTGGAGGTGGGCATCGTGGTCCTGGCCCGGTACGACGCCTGGATCCTGGCCTGTGGTGAGGATCATGTTGTTCTCGAGGAAGATAGCCTGCTGGGCCTCCTCGTTGACGTCCGGGTTCAGCACCGCCTCTGGATCGGCTATCTCGTAGGTAGATGTAAGGAACTTAGCGAGGGCTTCGTTGTTGAATTCCGGTAGACCGTAAGCCCTGTCGAAGAACTCGAGCGCTTTGCCCATCTCCAACTGTTCGAAGAGGGGTCTTGTAGATCCGGCCTGTACCGCTACGCGGAAGTTCCAGTGGAAGTCGGCGTTTCTCAGAGCTCTGGAAAGTTGCTGCTCCTGATTCCCGGCGACGTTGACCTTGAAGAACTCCGGCTCATACCTCGGATCGCCCATGATCTGGAAGGCGTTACGGACGATCTGCTCATAGGCGAAGCCTACTCTCGCTTCCATCCACTCTCTGAGCATAGAAGAGGCGGCAGCTACAAGACCGGCCTCTGTCGCCGTCTTCTCGGACGAGTCGCCCTGACCGCCAATCTCTGATATAGCCGAAATCTTCTGGATGTACATATTGGCGCGGTCTTCAAGGCCATACTGTTCCGCCGGCACCGAGCCATACTGGAGTTCTTTGAAGTTGTTGATGTCCACGACGTAGTGGAGTTCGCCATCATCGCCTCTACGTATGTCATCCGCCAGATTGGGATTCTTGGACTGCTCCCCCTTATTGACCAAAAGCTGACGCGCTGTACGCTTGAGGACGGCGCTCTGTCTAGAGACGGACTCTATGACGATGTCTTGAAGATCTTTGAGATACTCCATCCTCGACGTCGGGTTGTAGCTGTCATACGAGTGGTCAAACTTGAGGGGGACGAAGGGGAAGCCCTGCTCTACCAAGAACCCTGAGCCTTCCTCGCCCTCCTCGAGGTTGAAGACCGGCTGACCCTCCTCATCGAACTGAGGCTCGGGAGGATCTGTAAACGGGTTCATGACCTGAGGGAAGTCCATATTAGCGAAGGGATGAGGTATGTCCTGGATCTCTTCCTTGACACCTTCCGCGAACATGATCTGGCGCTTGTTCATGCGGTCATGGATGCGGCGGACTTTGACATTCTCACCGTTGAGGACCGACTGTCTCAAGGCTTCCTGCTGGGCCGTGTCGCCCCGTGCCTGCATGGAGTCACCAAAACCCAACTCGTCGTTCTCGTCTACCTGAGTGGCTTTGATCTCCCGCTTATGCTCTATGTCCGGGTCGTCCTTCAACTGCTTCAGCGGCACCCACATGGTCTCTATGATGTAACGGGCATGGCCGAGGATGTGGGGCGGACATTGAGGATCTACGTATACCATCGCCGGATCTACTCTGTTGACGGCCACAAGGTCTTCGGCCATAGAGTCGTTAGCGATGTAGGGAGCTATCATGTCGTCACCGGGAGGGTTGTAGTCCATGCGGAGCCAGCCGGTGCCCATGAAGAGAGCGTCGAAGATAGCCTGATGTACGTGGGGTCGTGCGTTAGCGAGACGGAGCCAAGAGGAGGCCGCTCGTTCCAAGATGTCCGATACGGGCGCACCCTGGCCCTCGTCGTCCTCGATAGTAAAAAACAGTTTGGGGTAGTTGAAGGCTATGGAGGCGATGGTCTGCTGGACCACCTGGTAGAAGACGGGGACCTTGATAGCCTCCTCTTCCGTGATGTCTCTAATCTTCTCTTTGTAGCGTAGGTCGTAGCGGTCGAGGAGGTTGCGGGCTTGCTTGACCTTAGCCTTAGCCAAGTCCTCGTTGAGAGAGATCTCTTTGTCCCAGAACTTACGCTGCTTGGCAGTAAGGGCCATCTTTAAGCCACCAAAGTTAAACGCTGATAGAGGTTTCGGGTCTCTGCATCATGACACCTCTTACAAAGTGTTTCATAGCCACTCAAGTCACACCCTCCTCCACCTTCCGCTACCGGTATAAGATGATGACCCTGCCATGGCTTCAACTCCTCAATCACCTCAACCTCTACAAACTCTCGCTTAGGCCACCGAGACGCCAATACCTCAACTTGCTCTCCACATCCATCACAGAAGCCGTTGTTTCTCTCTCGTAAGCCTTGTCTCACCGCTGAACTGTCGCCCCTAATTACACGAAAGGCCAAAGTAGCTTTGTGCTGACACTCGTCTGTCGCCCAACGCCATCTTCGGCCTGTTAATCCTCGCCCACAGCCACATAGGCACTTGCCCGTCTCTTGGGGCGGTAAGACAGGCTCAATACGCAACCCTACCTCATAGCGCCGTTTGCGAGTCATGGATATACACCTGTTAGTGGAATCCACCCGTTTGTGTATAGATAAGTCAAAAAAGGGGGGATGTCAACTCAGATGATGATTCCACCATCGGGGATACGACGCATAACGGCCATATACTGGGCCTTCTTCCAGAAAAGGAGAGAAGGCGCTAACCGGCAGTTGTTCGTCCCTTGACGGAAGATACAGGTCTCCTCCATCCGAAACGTCACAGACACCGCATAGCTTCTCCAAGGATAGAATGAGCTATGCATAGCGTCTCCTCTGCTGTGAGGCCTCCAGAAGGTCGATGACCTTAGCGCCGTGGTTGGCCTCCTTATGCTCTGTGGGCATAGGGAGGACGGTACCCCTCATATCCCTTATCATCCTGCCGAAGAGGCTCAGGACGTCTACCTGGTCGTCCTGCTTGTCGTTGTTACCTGTAAATAGAAGTAACTCATTGACCAAGTCCTGGGTCCAGGGAGCATTCCGGGGTATGTAGACCTTCTTCATGGCGAAGAGACCCTGTATCGCTCTGGCGCGTGTTCCCTTGTCTTTAACAGACGCGAACTGCTCCCGCTGACCCCAGACACCCCGCTCTTCCATACGGCGGTCTATGAAGGGTCCTAAAGACTTGATGATCTGTCCCGACTCTTCTCCCCAATTCAACGTCTGGTGCTTGTCCATTAGATCGAGAAAGACCTCTACCCATACGTCAGATTCTTCCCTTCCCCGCCACCAGTCCAGGATGTAGACGTCTTCGTTGCTGTCGATACCTACTATCCCGTGGACCGTATAGTCACCTTTACCACCGGAGACGGCGTAGTCTGAGGCGCCTAGCTTGGTCAGGTTCTCGGGGGCCTCGTCGTAATACTGGACGTATTCGGCCTTGAAGTAGGCTCCTTCTTCCGATATAGGGTCCTGCTGGATCATAGCGGCCCAATCTCTAGGCGCTACGACCCTCTTCTGGTTTTCCAAGGCCTCTGGTGTGAACCACTCAGGCCACAGGCTTTCTCCGACGCTTCTATTGAGGATATCTTCCTCCGACTGGGCTTCCGTCTCTATCAATCCCCTCAGTTTCAAGACCTCCCACTCTTCGGCTCCTGATAACAACCTACCAGCGAGGTCGTCGGCGTGATAGCGGGTCATGATTAGAATTATGGCCGCATCGGGCATCAGCCGCATAAAAGCCTGGGAGGAATACCATCTCGAGAGTCGGTCACGCTCTATCTGACTGTCTGCTTCCTCTCTACCGGGGACAGGGTCATCTATAATGAGAAGGTGAGAGCCTCTACCAGAGATCATCCCCCCTACGCCTGCCGCGAAGTAGGATCCGCCCTCGTTGGTATGCCACTTACCCGCCGCTTTGGAGTCAGCGGCTAAGTCAACGCCTTTGAAGACGTTCTGATACTCCGCATCCGCTACTAAATTCCTGACGTCTCTACCGAAGTCGCCTGCTAGGTCACTATTAGCACTAGCACAGATGATCTGTCGTTCAGGATGTCTTCCAAGGTACCATGCGGGGAAATGCCTACTCGCCAGCTGCGATTTTCCCGCGCGTGGAGGTAAAAATAGCATGAGACGCTTTATATCCCCCCTCTCCACTGCCTCGAGCTTCTCGGTAATCAACCGATGGTGGCGTGCCGCCTTATACTGGGGGAAGGTGTATTCTACGAAGTCGAGGAAGCCGTCTTTGGCCTTCTGGCGGGATAGAAGCTCCCTAGCTATCTGTGCTTTAGAAAAGTCAGCCATATCCGTATTCTACTACCTTAGAGGCTAAATGTCCACGTCTTTTTCCAGAATCCCCTCAGCCAATCCAGCATATGATACCACCAATTCCCCTTTCTATTGTATAAGGCCTGATAGTTCGCTGCCCGCCTTTGATACCGAAACCACCAGTCTTTTACCTCTAACTCCACCTCTTTCAAAGCGAAGACCCCACAACTGCCGCACCGGGGCGTCTCTTGGTCCAACACCACCTTGAAGTGGTTTATCCAGTCACATTGAGGGCAACGCTTGAAGGCGCGGTGCTTGGAAAAGCCATGATTCATATCAGCCTCCGTTATGCGTATAACGAGTCTATTCCTTATCCCACGGATACTCTACCTCTATCCATAGATACTGAGCCTCCTCCATCCCCTTGCCCTCCACAGGACCAAAGGCGTGACGTGTATGGCCGGACTTCACTATCTTCCCTCCCACCATACTCACAGGAGGTAGGTCAGCCTCCGCCAGAAGCTCATTGATCTTAGGTAGGGGTATCGCCAGTCTATGAATCATTCATCCTCGCCAGGTAAGCATCTCTCGCCTGTTCAAAGACAATGCGTATCTCCTCCTCATCCGCATCCTGGAGTACAGAGACCAAGACCACCCACTGTCCCGGAACAACTTCGTAGGGGACGGTACCCTCATGACAGACGGGACAGGTTCTATCACTCATCCTCTAGTAGAGCCTTCATGAAGCGCTTTAGATGTAAGTCGAGCGAACGTAGGCGGTCCTTCTCTACCATCGTACCAACCTCATAGACATCATAGGTCTTCGTATTACCACAGATAGAGCATTTCCGCTTGTGGA